GTTGCACCCGTCATCATATCCGGTCGCGATTCCCAGTCCATGCTCCGAGACCATCACGTCGCCGATATCGATCACGGACCCCGACCCGTCGCATCGCATATCCGTCAGTTCCGCCCATCCCTGCGCGGCGCTGGCGAACACCGTGGTCCCCGCGTCATAAGCGGGCGACACGAGGGAGATGAACATCCGGTCGACATCCCCCGCCCACACCGGGTCCGCCTCCCCCGGCAGCAGAAAGCCGCCATCCAGCGCCGCGAAATCCAGCACGATCTGCGCATCGTCGGGCGCGCCATCGGCATAGTTCCACAGCCGCACATACCAGGTGCGTGGGCTCCCGCCCGCGTCCCGCCCCTCGATCGTCAGCGTCGGACCATGAATGGCGTTGAGCGGCTTGATCGCCCCGCTCCGCCACCGGAATCGCAGCACGCAGTTCCGGAAATCCCGGTCCGTTGCATAGCCGAGCAGCGGATGGTCCCAATGGTCCACCGCATCCCAGATCAGCCCCGCCAGATCGCCCGACCTATAGAAGACGGCATCCACGCGCAGCGAGTCCGCGCCCGTCGTCACGACACTGGCCATCACGGGCCGGGGAAAGTTCACGGTCCACAACATCGGCGCGAACCGCTTGACGACCCCCGCCTCCTGCCCCCACCGCGCATCCGCCAGCCAGTAGGTCATGCGATGCTCCCCTAATCTTTTACCCACGTAATCCCCGCGAAGGCGGGGACCCGTCTCCCGGCTTTACGCCATAGGAGAAGGCGGGAGATGGCTTCCCGCCTTCGCGGGAATGACGAAGAAATTATACAAGAGCGAAACCCCTATGCCGAAAGCGCCCCCCGCACCGCCCGCGCCACCTGCCGCGCACTCCGCGCCAGCGCCTGCGGAGCATCACCCCCAGCCGCATTGACGTTCACCGTCACCCGCACGTCGCGACCGCCGCCAGCCCCAGAAGGCACCACGCGCCCGCTACTCGTCGGCACGAACAGTTCCGGCCCGCGCTCGCCCACGACATAGCCGCGCCCAGGCGACACCGGCCCGCCGGTCGCCCGTCCGGGCAATCCCAGCGCCGACCCGATCAGCGAAGCGCCGATCCCCAGCAACCCGCTTCCGCCCCCGCCGCCGGTGACGCTCCCGATACCGGCCTTCAGCGCATTGGATGCGATCTCATCCAACACCCCCAGCGCCACTCGCGCCAGATCCTCGAACCCGAATTTCCCCGTCTTCACCGCGCGCAGTAGTCCCGCCTCGATCGCCCGTCCCGCACGATTGGCGCCAACCTCCAGCGGCCCCTCAAGCCCGCTGCGCATGGCCTCCACGTCCCGCGCGAAGCTCTGCGTATCGGCCCGCACACTGACGACGAGCCGTTCTATCTCTTCATCCATCCGGATACATCTCCCGCAACCGCGCGATAGTCGCGCCATCGGGCGCAGCATCGCCCGCCCCATCCCCCCGCGCCGCCGCGAAGATCGCGTCCAACTCCCCCGGCGTCGCCGCCCAAAACTCGCTAGGCCGCCACCCAAGCAACAACCCCGCAATCCCGGCCAGGCGGGACGCGGCGTCGGTAAAACTTCTCATGCGGCATGCTCTTTCAGGGAGGGGAGGAGTTAGGATGAGCGGCCCATCAACACCTGCCGCAGCACGCTTTTCAGCACCGGACTCGCCTGTGCCAGGCCCATGGCGACCACCGCCTCGCCCACCTGCTCGCGCGTCAGCGCTTCAGGCCGTGCATCGACACAGTGCCAGAACAGGGCCGCCATCTCCGACAGCCGCATCTCCCCCGACGCAGCCCGCTCCACCAGCGCGAACAGCGACCCCAGTTCCGCCTCCGCCGCCACCAGCGCCGCGAAACTCGGACGTACCGTCAGCGCCTCGCCGGCAACCATCAGCACCGCCTCACCCCGCGCGGAATTTGCGCACGTCATAGTGCGACCACCGCCCCCGAACTCTCCAGGCTCAGCGTGTAACTGCGCTCCCCATTATAATCCCCGGCATAGTCCAGCCGCGTCACCAGGAACTTGCCCCGCATCCGCTCGCCGCTCTCGAAGCTCAGTTCATAATCGTCGATGGTGCCGGACAGCGCATGGTTGCGGATGCGCACTTCCGCCGCCGACCCGGTGAACAGCCCCGCCGCCGATACACTGACCGACCGCACCCCTGCGCCCGACAGCAGTTCGCGCCACCCGCCGCTGTCCTTGCTAGTGATATTCACCGCCTCACCGGCGACCGACAGCTGCGTCGTCCGCATCCCCGCCACGGTCGCATAGGCGATGGGCGTATTGCCATCCCCCACCTTCAGCAGAAACGCGCTTCCCTTCTCCACCGGCATGTCTCGATCTCCTCAAACCCAACCCCGTCACCCCGGACGTGATCCGGAGTCTCGCTTCTTCCTCCGGTTGACTCGCAAGCCCCCGCTCTTCACCCTCGCCGACATGAGGCCGGCCACGATCTTCCCAACATTGCTCGCATTGGCTGCCTGCGGTGCCCACGATACGCCAGCGCCTGCCCCCGTTCAGGCCGCGCAAGCGCCCACCGAAACCACGCCGCCGACGCCCGCGCCAAACCCGCCGCTCGCACAGCAGGGCCGCGTCACAGACACCGCAAACATCCTCGACGAACCCGCTCGCGCGGCGCTCGCCGCCCGTCTCGCTACGTTCGAAGACCGCACGCAGCACCAGATGGTCATTGCGACCGTGCCCACCCTCAACGGAGAGGATATCGGCGCCTACACGCGCGATCTCGCTAATCGCTGGGGCATCGGGCGCAAGGGGCATGACGACGGCATCGTCATCCTCGTCGCGCCGAACGACAGGCAAGTGCGCATCGCCGTCGGCTACGGCTTGGAAAAGGCGCTGCCCGAAACATTGTGTCGCGAGATCATCCAGACCCACATGCTCCCCGCCTTCGCGAGCGGCGACTTCGCCGGCGGCCTGGACAAGGGAATGACAGCCCTGATCGCGGCGATGGACGGCGACGAAAGCCTAACCACCTCTCACCCGTCGTCCCGGACTTGATCCGGGACCCCGCGTCTTCTTGTCCCTTAGAAAGAAGAGCGGGACTCCGGGTCAAAGCCCGGGGTGACGGTTGACGTCCGGTGACGTTCGACATTGTGTTCAGGTGAAGCCGAAAAGGGTGATTTCCGAGTAACGGAGCGCAGCGTACTTAAAGTACGTGAGCACCGGAACGCAGGAAAGCGCGCTTTGCAGGCCCGCCTGAGCGCAATGTCGAACGTCACCCCAACACGCGCACGCGATAATCCATGACACACGACCACCCCCGGTCCCGCCCCTTCACCGTCCGCGACCGCAGAAACGCGACCCCTGCAATCCGCCAGCCATCCACCAATCCGCTCATGCCCCGCACATCCCTGTCCGCCAGCAGCATCATCTCCGCCAGCCGCGCCGGCGTCTCCTGCACATCGAACAGGCTGAGCGCCACACGCACCTCGCGCCCGTCGGCATCCTTCACGCCCCAGTCGCCGCCCAGGCATTCGCCGACAATCGCGTGCGGCGGCGTCGCCTTTACCGGCGTCCCGTCATAAACGCCGTTCAGCAGCGCGCTAAGCGCCCCATCCCCCGTCAACGCCGCCAGCATCGCCGCGCGCACGGCCAGTTCCGCGCTCATCGCCCGCCTCCCGCGGCCATGCGCAGCGCGAGGTCAGCCATCCAGCGCCGCATCAGCCCACGCCCCTCCAGCACGACATCGTCCCCCTAAACCATGACCACCACGCCCGGAGCCTCCTCACCGACAGCCCGCGCAATCGCCTCTCGCCGCCGCACCGCTGCCGCCGCGCCAAGCATCTGCCCCCGCGCCTCCATCACCCGCCAACTCACCGCAACCGCATCCGCCGCCATGGCCGCCACAGCGCCGTCACCGCAGCGGGCGGCGCGTTCAGCCCGTCCCGGTCGGTGAACATATGCGCGGCCAGCCGCATGACGCCCTGCCGCAATCCTTCCGGCAGCCCGTCCCAATCCTCCGCCATACCCGCGACGATCGGAACCTCGACCCGGCCCGCACTGCCCGGCACCATCACCCGCACCCAGCCATCGCCCTGCGCATCGATGTCGATCGCATAGCTCCCCACTGGCAGCGTGAAGACGGAGCCCTCCGCCGGCACCCCCCGCAGCGCCCCGATGCTGCGCACCGGCGTCACCGGCAGCCGGGTCCAGCTTTCGGAACAGGACGCAATCACCACCCCCGCCCGCGCGATCGCCACCTGCCCGGTGAAGCTCTCCGCATGGCCGATCGCCGCGCGCAGATATTGCTCCGTCAACGCATCCTCACCGTTGCTGTCGACGCGCAGATACGCCTTCACCTGCGCCAGCGCGCCATCCAGCACCCCCGCGCCAATCGCCTCCATGACCACCGTCATTGGCGCCCCCTCTCATGGATCGTAAATTCCTCTCCCATCGGGAGAGGCAGCGAGACTTGGCGGCTCTGCCGCCTAGTCGCAGCGGTGAGGGGCTCCACCCTCTCGATAGGGCGGAACCCCCAACCTCGTTCGTCTCGAGCGAAGTCGAGAGACCACGCACACAATCCCCCTCCGTTCGGGCTGAGCTTGTCGAAGCCTTGTCTTTCTTTAAGAAAGGACAGTCCTTCGACTTCGCTCAGGACGAATGGAGGTTATGCCATTTAGCTCGCCGCGAACTTCATCACCTTAATCGCCTCCGAATTCGCCACGGCCCCGCCGATCCGCTTCACCGCATAGAAATGCACGAAGGGCTTGTTGCTGAACGGGTCGCGCAGGATGCTGGTCTCGCTACGCTCCGCGATCACATAGCCATGCGCGAAATTGCCGAAAGCGATCGACAGACTGTCCGCCGCAACATCGGGCATGTCCTCCGCCTCCACCACCGGATAACCGAGCAGCGTCGCCGGCATGCCCGCCGCCATCGCCGGCTGCCACAGGAACGCGCCGTCGCTGGTCTTGAACTTGCGGATGCGCGCCAGCGTCGCTGAATTCATAACGAAGCTCGCCCCCTGCCGGTACGGCGCGCGCAGCGCCTGCACAAGGTCGATCAGCCGGTCCTGCGGATTGCTCGCTGCAAAGCCGCCCGCCGCGCCCGACGCCACATATTGCAGCGACCCGAACGCGCGCACCCCGTCCGCCTCATTGGTGGTGGTATAGGTCAGGAAGCCCTTGGGCTTGTTCGTGCCATTGCCGCTGACAAAGGCCGCGCCCTCGGCCCGCGCAAATTCCCGCGCGATCTCGTCCGCCAGCCAGGCTTCGACATCGAACTGCGCGTCGTCCAGCATCGCCTGGGACGCCGCCGGATTGGCGAACAGTTCCCCGCGCGGCGGCGCAATCTCGTTGAACACCGGCGTCGCCGTCTCGGCCCGTGCTCCGGTCTCGCTTGCCCAGCCCGACACCGTGCCGCCGCTCGTCACCAGCTTGCGATAGCCCGCCGTCCCCGTCCGCACGACATTGGCGATAGAGCGGATAGGCGACACGGCCTTCAGCGCCGCGTCGATCAGCCCGTCAATCTCGCGCGGCACCGCATACCCACCCGCCGCATCGGTAGCGCCGGAGAAGCTCTTCAGCTCCACCCCGGCCTCAAGCCCCCGCCGCAGATAGCGCTCGACAAACGCAGTGCGCTTGGGATCGGCGGCATTGTCGCTAATGCCCTTCACCCCATCCAGCACCGGCCGCTGCGCAACCACCACCTGGGTCTTGAGCGCCCCGATATCAGCCTCCAGCGCCGCAATCCGCTCCTCCTGCAAAACCGCGTCGAACGCGTCTTCCAGTCCGTCAGCCTTCACTTCGATCATGCTATTCCTCCCGTGCGTGAGACAAAAAAATAGCGGCCCGGAAGGGCCGCTTGTTGTCCTCTCCAGCCGGAGAGGTCGGTTATGAAAATTATTTGCCGCCCGAAATCTTATCCAGAATTTCTACTGCTTTCTCCAAAGCAGGGGGCAGAAAGCCGTCCGCATGACGTTCCGCTGTCGATCTGAATTACTAACCGGCTGATGCCGGTAGGATCATGTCGAGGGGCTGAAGCCATCCTTGTGGCCATGCTTGTCGAGGTAACGCAGGATGATGTCATCGGTGATGTTGCCGGACGTCGTGGAGAAGTATCCTCGTTGCCAAAAGCGCTGGCCCCAATAGCGCTTGCGGATATGTTCGAACTCCTGCTGGATTTTGCGCGATGATCGGCCCTTGGCACGACGTACGAAATCGCTGACCGAGACATGGGGTGGGATTTCCACGAACATGTGAACATGATCCTGCGACAGCACACCGTGGATGATCATCACGCCCATCTCTGCACACACCTGCCGTATGACCTCGCGAACTCGCAGACGAACCTCGCCACGCAGGACCTTGAACCGATATTTCGGTGCCCAGACAAGATGATAGCGATGATGAAATGTCGTGTGACAACCGCTGCTGTAGCCCAT